AGGAATAACTTAAATGATATAGAAAACAACGAAATCCTAGTAATAGAAGCAGAATCAGACATCTCACAAATCAATACATCACCTATCAACTTACCAGCCTTTCAGAACAATGTTGCAGAATGGGAAGCACACGCACAAACTATGGGAGCAGCCAATGAATCTATTATGGGAGAAAGCCCAAAATCAGGCACACCTTTTGCTTTACAACAGTTAGTGACAGCAGAAAGCCATTCATTACACGAATATAGAAAAGGTAAACTAGCCACTTTCTTAGATGAAGTATACAGAGATTGGATTATTCCTTACATTGTAAAAGAATTACAAAAGGAACAAGAGTTTATCGCAGAGTTATCACTAGACGAATTAGAAGCAATAGCAGACAACCTAGTTGTAAACGAATCTAATAGTATGGTTAAAGAAGAGATACTAAGCGGTAGACTAATCACAAAGGAAGACATTGAAGTATATAAACAAACAGTACGAGATAGGTTTATGAAAGGAGATAATAAAAGGTTCATTAAGATTTTAAACAAGGAACTAAGTAAAACTCCTATCAATGTTAAAACAAACATAGTAGGAAAACAGAAGTATCTAGCACAAATGACAGATAAACTTGTAAATGTATTTAGACAGATTATTGCAACTCCACAGGTATTAGATGATCCGAGAATGGCTAAACTATTCAACGAGATATTAGAAAGTTCAGGTTTAAGCCCAGTTAAGTATCAAAGACCAAGAATAGAAGGTGGACAACCAGCAGAACAGCCACAACAAGGACAGCAAACAACTGAACCATTACAAGAATTAGCAACTAACAATCAATAAATATGATTACAAGAGAATCAACAGATAGGTTTCTATCAAAAGCAGAACAAGACAAGTTAGAACTGTTTGCTAAAGATGAAACAACAAGAGAAGTAGTTAGAAAAGTATTACTCTCTTCAATTTACAATAATGGTTTACTAGAGCCAGATAAGAAGTCAGAACCATTAAGAAATGCAGCCTTCTCACTTGTTAGTGGGAATCAGGATAAGACACTTACAGATGAACAAGTAGGAAGAAACTTGAAAGTAATGTGGAATGCAATAGACCTATTAGAATCAGCATACGAACAAATTAACCTTTACGACAAGAAAGAGATAGAAGCTAAAGAAGTGATGAAGAACATTGCACGATAAAGGTCGTTTAAAAAATAATAAAATTATAAAACTATGGATAACGAAACAACAAACTTAACAAACCTATCAGCATCAGCAACCATTAAAACAGGTTATGGTGCTTTAATTGGTATGTATGTTAATTCAACATCATCAGGAACAATTAAATTCAATGATGGTTTTACAGGCACAGTAGCAGGAGATAAAGCAGATGCAACAATAACAGTATCAGGTACTTTCTCAGACGGAGACAAAATAATTATAGGAGACCAGACTTACACAATGAAGACTTCATTAACAGCCTCAACAACAGCTTATGAAGTATTGATTGGAGTATCAGCAGCCGTATCACTTGATAACTTAAAATCAGCTATTGATAAATCAGCAGGAGGTGGAACAACCTATGGTTCAGAAACAGTAGCAAATACAACAGTATCAGGTGGAACAAATACAGATACAGCACAAGTAGTCACAGCCTTAGTAGTCGGAACGGCACAAAACTCAGTTGCAGTATCAACAGATGGAGCAAATGCTACTTGGGGAGTAAGCGTCACAACTCTTTCAGGAGGAACAGCACCAGCACCAGCAATGAATACAACAATTACACCAGCGATTGGTTATCACGCACTAGGAGGTGCATCATTCTCAAATGGTTTATATGCAACAATAGCAAATACATTGGATGTGACACTTTATTGGATTTAATTTAAAAAAATATGATTGAAAAAATGCCGTCTTTAAGAGACAAATTGGCAAAACAAGAAGCAAAAGAACAGAAAAAACGAGAGAAAGAAACAGAAGTTAAGGTTAAATCGGTTGAAAAAACCGAGGAAACAAAGGTCGAGAAAAAAATTACAAAGAAAAGTAAAAAATAACTATGTTAAAAAATATAACATTAGGAGTTGCAGTATTGGCACTTATCTTAGCAGGGTTTTCCTTTACAAAGGATAGTGTTGTTAAAGAAACTATAAGAGAAATTGCAGTTGGAGCAGCAGCAGGACCAGACCATTATGTTCACGAAAACTTTAATGCTGGTATGACTGTTGGAGGTAGAGTAGCCACAACAACAGCACTTGCTACTTGGACAACACAAGCTTCAGATTTGAACGGAACACCAACTTACTGGGATATTTTAGGAAATGTAAATACAACAGTTTCACTTTCAGCAACATCAACACACGCTTATATTCCAAGAGTAGGAGATACAGCAAAGTTATATGTAAGAAATGCCTCATCAACAGCAGCCTCAACAGTAATATTCGCAGCAGCTGATGCAGGACTTGATTTACAGTTTGCAGAAGCAACAGGAGGAGACTTAACATTGAATGGATTAGACTTTGCAGAATTAACTCTTATTAGAGAATCAGCAAACCTAGTATCTGTTCTATTCAACGAATTTACAGAAGGAGACTAAGTACATTAAAAACTAAAGAACATCACAAAGTATTGGAGCAATCAGCTGAGGCTCTAATTAGGTTTATGTGATGTTCACCTTGTTAGAGTTTCAACCGATTGCTTCATTGCAGTCGGTTTTTTTAACCTAAACGAGTTATCTATCTCTTAAAATAGACTAATTGTGGTTTATATCCACTTAAAAAATATTATGGAAGAAAACATCATCGAGAACAGCGACTCCGAAAATGCTGAAGTAGAAGAAACTACTGAAGAGGAAACAACAGAAGAAGAGTCTAGTGAAGAAGAACTTACTCCTAGAGAGAAACAATTCTTAGCTAGAGCAAAGAAGGCTGAAAGTAAGTTAAAAGCAAAAAAAGAAACAAAAACTGAAAAGAAGCCAGAAGAAAAGACAACTGAAGACTTAGATTATGGGCAAAAAGCCTATCTAAGAGCAGAGGGGATTAAAAAGGGAGCAGAACAGGAACTTGTAGAGTTGATGATGGATGAATCAGGTAAAGACTTAGAATCTGTATTGGAAAGTAAATATTTCCAATCAGAACTTAAAGATTTACGAGAAGATGCCAAAGTCAAAGAGGCTACACCTTCTAACTCTAAGAGGTCAAATTCAACTTCAAGAGATAAAGTTGAATACTGGATAAACAAGGGGGAACTTCCTCCTGTAGACCAGTCAGAGCTTCGTATAGCTGTTGTAAACGCTAAGATCAAAAGTGCTACAGCAGGTTCTAACTTCACAACTAATCCTACAGGAACGATTATCCGAAAATAATTATTATTAACTTATTCGTTTATTATTATGAATACAATTATTTATGCTGAAGATTGGGCTATTAAAGCTCAGGAAAGGCTAGAAGAACCAAATAAGTGGAAAGAAATCTGTAAAGTAGAATATACAAACACTCGTGTTATGCATAATCCTTACTTCACAGACCCTACAGTTCAAACAACTGCTAGAGGCTCTGCTTATACTCACCAAGCAGTGACTCTTTCAGACGAGAGCATTACTATTAACGAAATCGGAATTTTGCCACAATACATTGACCGAGCTGACTTAGCACAAACAAGTTATGCTAAGCAAATGGAATTAGCATCTCGACAAGCAGTTTTGCTTGACGAAGCTATTGAAACAGCAATGTTGGCATCTCACGCTAACTGGACAGACTTTGACAACTCATCAATCGGAGGTGGAGCAGGAAACATTACAGTTTCCGCAACAAACATTGATGACATCATCAGAGCTATGAAGAGAGAAATTCGAGAAGCTAACGGAGAAAAACTAGCTGACCGAAGTGGTATGTTCGTAGTTTGGAGAGCAGCTGACTTTGAATTGCTAGAGGCTTTTGTACAAGCTAACGGTTTTTCAACAGCAGATGGAGCTTTGAAGGATGGAACAAATCAAGGATTCAGATATATGGGAGTAGAACATTATTCATCAAACAAACACACAGCAAATCACTTGTTTGGTGGAGTTAAGAAGGCTTATCACCTAGGAATTGTAAAAGATACCTATGGTCAAGTT